AAGAAGAAGAAAAAGAGTTGTGCGTATCCAATTGTGAGACTTGCATGCTTGAGTTTAATTTAGGATACACAAATAATGGTGATGGATTAGGTGGGGATTGGTCTCATTTTTTAATTATTAGGTTAGAAGATAAAGTAAAAAATTATTTTGTTGAATTTAGAGAAGAAGCCAATAAAAAATATAAACGTTTAGTGATTGATAAAGCCGTTCGCCTACGTGGCGCTTATGTTATTACTGCGACTCGCTGCGATAAAGATGAAGATGGTAATGTAACAAGAGTACAAGCTACTAAAACAAAAGCTATACCATCCATAGAAGCTGTATCATGTTGGGATTTTTATCCAGATCCAAACGCTACAACTATACATGATTGTGATTATGTAATTCAAAGACATTCTTACAACAAAGCACAGTTTCAAGACTTAGCAGATAAACCTATGTTTGATAGTGAAGCTGTTTTAGAATGTTTAGAGATGGGTCCTAATTATCAAACAAGAGGATTTGAATCTTCTTTGTATGATAGAGAAAATATACAAACGATTTATAAAAACAGATTTGAAGTTTTAGAATATTGGGGTATAGTAGATAGAAAGCTAGCAGATGAATGTGGCCTATCCTATAGTACTGATTCAGATGTTATACATGTTAATGTTTGGATATGTGGTAATAAAGTTTTAAGAATGGTTGAGAATCCATTTACACCAACTAGAATACCTTATCTAGTTTGTCCATACGAATTAAATCCATATCAATTCTTTGGTATTGGTATTCCAGAAAATATGGAAGATTCTCAAATGGTTATGAATGGTCATGCAAGAATGGCTATTGATAACTTAGCACTAGCAGGTAATTTAGTATTTGATGTTGATGAAACAATGCTAGTACCTGGTCAGGATATGAAAGTATTTCCTGGTAAAATATTTAGAAGACAAAGTGGTCAAACAGGACAAGCTATACATGGAGTTAAATTTCCAAATACAGCTTATGAAAATTTACAAATGTTTGACAAGTTTAGACAGATTGCAGATGAAGCAACTGGTATTCCATCTTATTCACATGGAGCAACAGGTGTACAATCTACAACAAGAACTGCAGCGGGTATGTCCATGTTAATGGGTGCTGCTGCATTAAGTATAAAAACAGTTATCAAAAATATTGATGACTATTTATTAAAGCCCCTAGGAGAATCTTTATTTTATTGGAACATGCAATTTAATGATGATGCTCCACATATTAAAGGTGATCTAGAAATCAAAGCACAAGGTACTTCTTCTTTAATGCAAAAAGAAGTTAGATCTCAAAGATTAATGACATTCATGCAAACTGCATCTAATCCTGCACTTGCACCGTTTGTTAGATGGCATACATGTTTAACTGAAATAGCTAAATCTTTAGATATTGATCCAGATCAATTAATTAATGATCCAGAAAAAGCTGCGATCTATGCACAAATAATGGGGATGGCAAATGGAAATCAAAACAATACAACCGCTACTGGAGGACAAAGTCAAATGGGACCGACTGGTCCAGTACCTGCAGGAGCTTCGCCAACAGATCCAACAGGAGCTGGAGGTGGCAACATCGGAACAGGCAATGTACCGATGCCAGGGGAAGCTGGCTTTAGTGAGGCAAATACTCAACCTACAAGAGGCAAACAAACGCAATAAAGAATAATGGTATTACAATTAGTTAAAAATGCAGCAACTGATCTCTATGAATATAGAGATGCAGCGGAACAGTCTAGTTCACCAATTACTTCAAAAGATTTTGAAGCATACGAAGGTGATACTAAAACTACACTTGCAACAGGTGGAACAAATTTAGGTACACAAACTGAAAAACTAATTAGAGAATTACCAGGAACAATAACAACTGATGTAGATCCTAGAACAGGAGAAGTTACAACAAAAGGTAGAACACAACAAGTAGGTATTGAACAAAAATCTATGGCAAATTTAGAAAGTTCTAGTGCAACTTCAATAAATCCATTTGATAAAGTTCAATCAATTATAAGTCAAACACAAATGCCAGGTTCTACTGCAGCTGATAAAGATAGAATTTTTAAATTAATACAAAATCAACAAGAATTACAAGCTAGTGCTCAAAAATTTGATAACATAACTCAAAAATTAGATATGGGTATGAGAGCTTATAATATGTTTTCAGGTAAAAATTTAGGAACACCACCTATAAATCCTAGTTCAACACCTTTAACATCACTTACGTCAATGCCAGTAGGTCAGTCCACACTTGGTGGAATAGGAGCTGCAGGTGGTATTGCATATGGTTTAGGGACTGCATTTAAAGTAAAACCAAAAGAAAGAACAGGTATGACTGCTGGTGCTAGTATTGGAATGGCAGTAGGCGGACCAGTAGGCGGAGTAGTTGGTGGAATAATTGGTGGAGTATTAGGATGTTTTTTACCTAATACAGAGATTGCAATGGCTGATGGATCTAAGAAAAAAATTATAAATATAGAATTAAAAGATAATATCAAAATTGGTGGAAATGTTTTTGCTACAGCAAAATTTTTAATAACTAATTTGTATGATTACAAAGGAGTTAAAGTTTCAGGTAGTCATATGGTTAATGAGAATAATAAATGGATTAGGGTAGAAGATAGTGACATTGCAAAATCATTAGGTAATGATGAGCATGTTGTATATACGTTAGGCACACAAAATAGAAGAATAGTTATAAATGATATATTATTTACTGACTATTTTGAAATAGATGAAAAAGAAGAATTAGTAAAACAAGGTGATAGTTACTTTGATAATTGGAAGTTACATTCAGATTATTTATCTCAGCAAAATGTATATAAAATAAATGAAAAGCAGACTTTGGAACTTAGATAAAGATTATAATCATTTAGTTAAATGGTGGGCACAATACGATTTTGGTACTGTCCCTAAGCAATGTTTACCTCCTGAAGGTATTATAGTAGAAAATGATAACACACCTATATGTGCTGGAGGTTTATATAGATGTATAAATTCAAACTTTGGTGTAATGGAATGGATTGTTGCTGATAAATTTGCACCATTAAAAGTAACACATAAAGCATTAAATTTATGTATACAAGAACTTTTATTATTAGCTAAACAATATAAAATAGAATTAGTATATTCAATGACTGCTAATAAATCATTACATAAAAGATATACAAAATATCACAATATGAAATTAGTTGAAGAACATGTTAAAACTTTTTTAAGTGATTTAAGTGGTAAATATGATAATTTAGAATGGATTACAAGTGAGGAAATATTAAATGGCAATAGATAATATGCAAGGAAAGGTAACTACAACTGGCACAATGGATAAAGGTCCTGCAATGCCAAAGGGAAAAGTTAATCCTGTGTTACCTACACAAAAAAAAGAACAAGTTGCAAAACCGCAACCTGTTCAAAATAAACCTATGAGTTTAAAAGATCAATTTCCTGATGCATCAGAAACTGAACTTACTATTGCTGAAAGATTAAAAACTTTAACAGATGATGATATGGCAGCTATTCAAAATGTTTTATCACCATCTGTTGCTGGAGCATTTGGTAAAATTGTTCCTGAACTTGCTCCTGTATTTGAGCAGTACAGAACAGAAGAACCAAATCTTGTAATGCCTATGTCAGTTGCAGCAAATTATGCAATGAAACAATATGGTGTTCAAGATCCAAAACAAGCTGTTGCAGTTTTAACCGAAGATATATTTGGTGGATTACAACAACAATCGATGGAAACACAACAACAAACAAATGTGCCACCTAGTCAACCTACAGAAACTGCAGGTTTAATGACTAGCCCACAAAATATGGAACAAGTTTAGAGCTACCCTTACCCATAAGGCACTCAACCCAAGAGGTAAAAATAATGGAAGAAGAAAAAAAAGTTTCTGAAGAAACTAAAGTTAAAATGCCAGAAGCAAATCCTTATAGCAAAGTTAAAAAAACTGACGATGCTGAAACAGAGGCGTTTGCAAAAGGTGAGTTAACAAAGTTTCATAGGGAACAAAGAGAAAAGGAAGCAGAAGCAGCAACCGAACAGAAGGACACCGATGCATCTGAAGAGACTGCAGAAAAATCAGAAGTAAAGGCTACTCCTATCGCTGAACGCCCTGCAAAAGCTGAAGATCGTGTTTTTAAGAAACGTTATGACGATCTTAAAAAACACTATGATTCTACAATTAATAAACACAAGGATGAAGTTGTATCTTTGCGTTCTCAATTAGAATCCAGTACTAAACAATTTGTGCCACCTAAATCAAAAGATGAATTAGAGGCATGGAGAAAAGAGTACCCTGATGTTTATGATATGGTGGAAACTATAGCCATGAACAAAGCTACTACTCGAACTGCAGAAATTGAAGATAAATATAAAAACCTTCAACTCCAGCAAGAACAAATTGCAAAAGAAAAAGCCGAAGTAGAACTTTTAAAATTACATCCTGATTTTAATGAGATTCGAGAAAAAGAAGAATTTCATAATTGGGCTGCTAATCAAGATCCTACTATTCAAGGTTGGCTGTATGAAAATACATCTAACGCTAAGTTAGCTGCTAGAGCTATTGATCTATTTAAAATGGACAATGGTGATAGTAAATTAACTAAAAGAGAAGAGAAGGATGTTAAAAAAGAAGCTGCTAGAGCAATTTCTAAAACAAGAAAAAGTACTGAGTCCGATATTCCTAAAAAGAAAGTTTGGACAACTAGTGAGATTTCTAAATTGAAAACTCATGAATTTGAGAAGCACGAGAAAGACATTGACCTTGCACGTTTAGAAGGTAGGATTGAACAACGATAACAATCTAACTAAACAATAGGAGAAGCATATGGCTTTTACAAACTCTGCGGGATACCAAAACCTTGCACAAGGTAATTTTACTCCGCAAATATTTAGTCAGAAAGTTCAAAAATTCTTCAGAAGAGCATCAGTGGTAGAAGATATTACTAACACTGATTACGCTGGAGAAATTGAAAATTTTGGCGATACAGTAAAAATAATAAAAGAGCCTACAATCACGGTCAAAGATTATGCTAGAGGTCAAACAGTTGATACACAATTATTAGCTGATGATCAAATAACTATGACTGTCGATCAAGGTTCTTACTTTGCTTTTAAAGTAGATGATATTGAAGAAAGACAATCTCATGTAAACTTTGAAGCTCTTGCAACCTCTTCAGGTGCATATTCATTAAAGAAAAACTACGATTACAATGTATTGAAGTTTATATACGACAATGCTAGTGATGGTACTGGTTCAGGAACTGACAGTTCACCAATCGATGGTGACGCAGCTGTAGATACTTTAGCAAATTTAGTATCAACACTGAAAAGAAACTTGGACAAAAATGATGTGCCAGAAGATAATAGATGGCTAGTTGCCCCACCTGAATTCTTTGAACAATTAAGAAAAGCAGGCGGAAAACTATCTGACCAATCAGTAATGAACGATGGTGGTGCATCACAAATCAGAAATGGTAAAGTCACAGACAGACCATTATTTGGTTTTAATATGTATTCATCAAACGCAATTGCTGTATCAGGTGGAAGTGTAGCGTCTCATACTTTTGGATCTGCTGGATCTAATGAGTATGCATTCGTATACGGACACATGTCAGGAGTAGCGACTGTAAATCATATCGCAAAAACAGAATTAATCAGAGACCCTGATTCATTCGCAGACGTTGTCAGAGGACTACACGTATTTGGAAGAAAAATCCTTAGAAGTGAAGCAGTCCAAAGAGGCGTTATAACAATAGGTTAATTGGGAGGATTATAAATTATGGCAACTTATGATGTAACAGGTGCTGGCGGAACAGCTGGACATTCTGCAAATGGCAGAACACCTTATATGATAGAAAACACAATTGATGTCTCTGCAATTGACGGAGACTCAGGTACAGCAACAAATGATGTTATTAGATGTCTTGACGTTCCTGCAGAAAGTGTAGTATTACACGCAGGACTAGAGGTACTAACAGCATGTTCAAGCTCTGTAGTTATCGATATTGGTATCACAGGAAGTGCAGCTGGATTCTCAGATCCAGATGCTTTCGTTGATGCTTATGATGCTACTGGTGCAGCTTATGCACCAAGAGACGTTGCTGATGCGGCACCTGTGTTGACTACGAAAGTAGCAGACACAATAGATGCGTTAATGGCTGG